GTAAAGTAATTACATTGTCTCCATCATAATTTTTACCCATTGAAGTAGCTTTATACTTTTTTACAGCTAACGGCATAACCATTTCTTCCAATGCAGTAACTGTATCAATAGTAATAAACCTATAAGGTTTACCAGCTTCTTCTACAGCTTTACCAACAGCTAATAATTCTTTAAGACTGTTAGCTTTTACTTTCATTGCATCTACATAATCAGTCCCATTCTCCAAATCAATTATTAAATTGTTTTCTAAACCAGCAAAGGCAGTTGTTTTACCTGTCTTAGGTTTAGAGTAAATTAATAATCTTTTTGGATTCACTCTTGTTGCGCTCACTTTATTAGTGGGCAATACCAATCCTTCCATTTTTTACTTTATTAAATCATTTAACCATTTTTTATTACTCACTGGTTTCTGTAATAATATGGCAGCAAGATCTCTAACAGTTAAACTACTTAGAGGAGCATCTAAATCTGCATCCATTATTCCATCAAAATCAGGAAATAATCCTTCTACTTCAGTCTTTGTAGGTTCAGTCTTCTTAGGTTCAGCCATTACTTTTATCAGTTCTGATACAGGGATTAAATACCTCACATGACCTTGGCCATTTGGTTCAGTAGTTTCATACTCCTCATCATAAAATGGATTATACTTCCATTTATACAGTGTTCTTGTTGGATCTTCAGACTCAAGAGATATACTAGTATACTCAGTATAGATGTCTTGCTCTCTACATAATTCACTTTTAAAGAAGCCCATGTGCAATTCATCCTTGCCATAAGGTCTATAAGCACATTTAGGAATATATAATGGATTAGATACTCCTAATGCATTAAATACCTTTTGATGATACTTCATCAACTCTTCAGTCTTCTCCTTTCTGTTAAATCCACCAGTTTGGTTACTTGTGTCTTTTGTTGTTAACGCCATATATTAATTATTTGGTTCCAATTCTTTTTTCTTGTTGAGCAGGAGTATTCATCTCTGATATACTCATTTTTTCAAATTCTGCTTTAAAGAAACTCATTCTAGTATCACCATTTCTACATTTAAGAAAGTGTAATACCAATACTCTATCATTTTCTATTATAAATCTATCAGGACCATAGAATCTGATCTTCTGTTTTGCAGGTCTGTTAATACCTACTACGGTATCAGCATGCTGTAATAACGCATCAGCACCAAATATATCTGATTCTAACACATAATTACCATATTTACCATCTTCAGCTCTGTCAGGATTATCAATATTTCTATTTAATTGACTTAATATAATAAAAGCAATAGGGTATATTCTTTTAAGTTCAGTGAAAGCTTCACCAAGATTATTAAGCATTTCATTCTTATCTCTTTCAGTCTGTGCTTTTTTAACAAGTACTGAGTGATCCAGTGACATCAGAGTTTTCTTATATTTTCTGACACCATCTTCATCAACAGTAGAATGATATGCCATATACTCATGAATTATTTTCTTTAATTCATCTACAGTACATGGTTTCTCTACTATATCAATAGGATACTTTACTTTTTCTTTAGCATAATCATAACATCTCTGTAAATCTTCTGGACTTAATGCTCCATCAGCACTACATAAATACTTATATGACTTACCAATAATACTAGAATACTCTCTAATTGCAGATGACCTAGCTAACATCTCAAATTGAAACTGTAAAACTCTAAAATCTTCAGCGGGATTTAATAGAAATGCTTCTCTTACAATCTGTTCAACTATTAAAGTTTTACCACTTGCAGGTCTTCCACCAATTACTGTAATAGTATTCCATTCAATACCATCAGTAGTTGCATCATTAAATTTAGGCCATGGAGTTCTAAGACTTTTAATGTCTCCAACCATTCTACCTTTTAGATAATGTAAAGATTCCTGAAAGCCTTCTTTCTGACTATTCCAACTAAGTTTTACTTCTTTTGGCTTAAGCATATACAATAATTAAATAACTTTTACTTTTACTCTGTTAAAACTTGCATGCATAATGCTTATTATCACCTCAATCACTATAAAACTAATTATATTGACCTCAACAATAAATGCATTAGTGACAGCATAAGCAAACAAAGTTCCCACTATTGCACATAGCAATAAGGATAACCTGGACATTTTGCGCATTATACAACCCTTTCTTTAAAATGTTTTTGTGACGGATCTTCAGATCCATTTAAGAGCATATCACAATAATTAGCTAACTCAGAGTCATATGTTTTATCTGATCCTTGTTTTCTAATAAAATATTGTGATGTTCTCATGTATTTGTATCCTGTAGCTTCATACTCATCAACATAAAGTTTAGTAGCATTAAGTACAGTTTCCCAGCTATAAGCATGGTTATCAAAAAACCACTTGAAATTGTTTTCAAGATTCTTTTTATCTGACCTAGCATATTTACCACTTGGGAGTTTAAATTTAGGAAAAATATCTAAATATGTCTCAATATTTTCCATGAAATTATCACCCATTACACTGGTATTTGTTTTCTTTTTACTTGTCTTAAAGAATGAGTCCAGATCCTGTAAAAGAATCATTGACTTACCTTCAAGTGTTAAATCAGCTCCCAACCAATTACTTGATTGTAAGCGTTTTGACTCTAATGCATCATTTACAAAATCATTAGTTTTGATTTTATATTTAATACAATAAAGTATATACAACTGATTTGGGCTTAGGTTATTCTTAATTAACAGATTGAATATTTCATCCATATTACCATTTTATGTCAAAGTTATAACTCTTTTTTGTAAGATCTGATACATTGTTGAAAACATCTTGACAATTCCATTCTTTTAAGTGAGAATAAGCTGCTGATGCTGGATGAGATACAAAGAATTTATTACAATTTTCACCAAGATGAATACTGCTTTCCTCTGCTTTCTTACCCATGAATACATAAGTTAATCCTGGATTATAAGAATTAAGATAGTCTAATAAATATGCCATCATTGGTTTCCATAACTCTGAATGAGATCCAGGTTTACCTATGGTACAAGTAAAAGCACTATTAATCATAAGAATACCCTGATTACTCCATCTTTTCAAGTCAATATCAGTTGATTCTAACTCACCATGGTAAACAGTTCTGTTTACTGCATCAAGTATATACCTGAGACTTGGTAATGCTTTCTTTTCAAAACTGCAGGAAAATGATATTCCATCTGCTTGCTCAATTCCTGGATAAGGATCTTGACCTATTACAACTACTTTAAGATCAGTATAAGGTGTTTCCTCAAATGCTCTAAACAAGTATTTCATAAATGGTGTAAATCTTCTATCTTCTTGTGAGTCTTTAATCAATTTCAATAAAATATTATCAAACTCTGTGCTATATAAAAACCCTCTAAGCACTCTAGCCCATCCTGAATCAATAAGTTTTGCGTTTAATTTTTCTTTTATATCATTAATATCTATATTTGTTGTCATATTAATTATTATTTACCAATTATGGCTGTTAAAGTAAAAGAACTAAAGGATGATGCTTTATTAAGTGTCCAAGTAAACAAAGCATATTACTTCATGTTGAAGAATACACTTTTTTACTTATTCAATCAGATTCAAGCTCAAGGAGCAGAAGCATCTGAAAAATCTATTGAGACAATTAAAGCTGCTGATTATTCAAAGATGTCACAAGTTGAACAGTGTTTCTATACTGTTACACTAATGATATCAGAAATTGAAAAAATATCTGTTGAACAAAACCTTTTTGATGAAAAAGAGGTTCTTGAACCAGGAGATGAAGGTTATGTAGAACCTACGCTAGATTAATATTATACTCTGCTCCAATTTCAATACATGCTTGAACAGCTTGAGATAACTCATCACTTGAACATTCACCAAATGATTTGCACATCTCAAGCTGTTTACCTTCATCATTTACATCAAAACATAATCCTGCTTGTTTCTTAACAAGCTTTTTCATTTCATCAAATGTATAACCAGACTCTTTTGCCATCTCTCTAATACATACATGTATCTTTGAGATTTGTGCATAAGAACCAGCTGTTCCTTTAATACTAATAAACATCTCTAATTCTTCACCCTCTTTAATAGAGTCAACAAAGTTTTTATATGCTAGACCATCTTTCTCTGTAAGATATGTCATTTTTCCCTCTTTCTTCACAAATTTTGCACTGAACATACTTTTAAATTTTATAGGTTTAAACTTATAATGGTATTTTACTCCACTTTTTAAATAAATTAATAAGAGTTAAGACATCATCAATATCTGTCATAGCAACACCCCAAGAGTGCTCATATACTTTCCATTGATTATTATTTATCATATCACTCTCATTTGATGTAAGAATTACATCAGAATTGATCTCATACTTGTAGTAGAAATAATCTTTTTGATTACCTGACTCTTCTTTAGATACAAATACTCTTTCAAAACCAGTTTCTTCTAGATCTTCTTTTCTCATTTTCTTGTATTTTTATCTTCTTTTAACAGTTTCTCAATATGATCCTCAGCTTCCATTGCTGTAGAGAACAATATGATAAACCCATTACAATCTTTTACATATTT